TTGGCAAGTGGAAGTATCTCAGCGCAGGGAACAGTAACAGCAGACGCAAGCCAGGTTATTGGTGGTTCTGCGACTATATCCGGTGCTGGAACTGTTACAGCAATACCGACCAAGATTAACCTTGCCCAAGCGTCAATTTCTGCAAGCGGGTCAGTAACAGCAGACGGAACGAGGATTCAGACCTCAAGCGGGGTGATCTCTGCTTCTGGTGATATGTCTGCATCGGGTAACGCCACTATGTCAGGCGTTGCCAGCATCTCGGGTGTCGGAAATCTGACAGCAGAGGGTAGGATCTCGATAGAAGCCTCTGGCTCTATTTCTGCGGTTGGCTCTGTCTCTGCAACGGCAGAGGCTCTTAGAGAGGCTTCTGGCGCTATATCCGCCTCTGCAACTGTTACTGCAAGCGCAACCGTTTTCAACGGATTTACGGTATCTGGAGCCGCTACTGTCTCTGCTGGGGCGGTGTGTAATGCAAGGGCTTACAAGTACGGTGAGGAGTGGTCTCCTGACCCTGACGAAGCGAACTCATGGAGTCTTATCGCACCCGTCGATAACAACTGGACAACTATTCCTGCTGGAAACAATCAATGGCAACAAGTCGCATAACATTTGGGGAATGGCTACCTGACCAGCCTGGACTTATCGGGGCGTTGACTCAGGCTAAAAATGTTTACCCAAAGGCGGTTGGATATGGGCCGTTCCCAAACTCCGTTGACTATTCTGGTGCTGCATCGCAAAACCTAAACAATGTCTTTGCGGCTAGAGACACATCTGGAACCACAAAGATTTTTGCTGGTGGCTCAACTTTGTTGTTTTTGTTGGACTCATCTGACTTAAGTCTTGACGATGTGTCTGCTACAACTTCTGGTTACAATTCACAATCAACTCGCTGGTTCTTTACGCAGTTTGGTAACAATGTAATTGCCGCCAACGGTAAAGACAAACTCCAGTATTACGACATGACAACGACCGGAACTTTCGAGGAGTTAAGTTCTGGCGCACCAACGGCAAAGTTTGTGACTGTCGTGCGGGACTTTGTGGTCTCTGCGAATGAGGATTCAAACCCCAATCGGGTGCAATGGTCTGGGATTAACGATCCTACGACCTGGACTTCTTCTGGGGTTACGCAGTCAGACTTCCAAGATGTTCCTGACGGTGGCATTGTCATGGGTATTACGGGTGGTGAGTTTGGCCTTGTGCTCATGGAGCAAGCCATATTTCGCATGAGTTATGTCGGAACCCCGCTCGTGTTCCAGTTTGACAATATTGCTAGGAACCGAGGGTGCTACGAATCTAACTCTGTAGTTCAATGGCAAGGCATAACTTACTTCCTGTCAGACGACGGATTTTATGCTTGTGACGGGCAAAAGGTCATCCCAATTGGTGCGGAGAAAGTAAACCGATTCTTCTTCTCCGACTTAGTTGAGGCCGAGATAGAGAGTATGTCGGCTGCTATTGACCCAGTAAGAAACCTAATCATGTGGGGGTATCCTTCACTAGAAGACACCTACAGGCTTCTGGTTTATCACACGATCACGCAGAGATGGTCAATTATTGACACATCTGCAAATAGGATATGTAACTCAGCAACGCCAGGAATTACCTTAGAGGGGTTGGATGCGTTCTCTGCATCAATAGATGCTTTGGATACATCCTTAGACTCTAGGATTTGGCTTGGTGGTAAGTTAAACCTTATTGGCGTTCGAGGGACTAGGATTGTCAGTTTCTCTGGGACTAATAAGGTCGGGGTTATCGAGACCTCAGATTTAGAGTCAAGTGGTCAGAGTTCTCTTATGACTCTTGCCAAACCTCTGATTGATGGTGGGTCTGCTGATGTGTCTGTATCTTCTAGGCTACTTCTGAGCCAAACCCCTACATTTAATGGTGCGGTGTCTGCCGACGCTGAGAACCGAGTTGGTTTGAGGTCATTTGGCAAATATCACAGGGTTCGGGTGAATCCAACTGGAATTAACTGGCAGACGGCAATTGGAGTGGATGTAGAGCTTCAACCCGCTGGAATGAGATGATGTTTAGAAGGTTGCCTCCATTCGGGGGTGATGCTCGTGCGGTTGCTGAAATCCTCAATGGAGTGATGGATGGCAAGACCAACAACACAGGCACGATCACGCTAAATACTGGCAATGCCACAACGACTGCTCTATTTGACGAGCGGATTTCTGTAGATACAAAAATTATCCTGATTCCGTTTTCGGATGCGGCTGAGACTGACACGGCCCCATACGCTCAGTTTTCAGACTACAACGATCAAGCAGCAACAACGACGACAACAGAAAATATACTTGGGTTAGATACGACAGATATGTCGAACAATGTCTATCTAAGCAATGGGAACAGAATTAACTTTAGAGACACAGGTAAGTACGCAATCCAGTTTTCTATACAAGTGGTCAACTCAACAAACGATGCTCAGAGTGTTGACATTTGGTTTAAGAAAAACGGAAGCAATGTAGCAAAGTCAAATAGCAAATTTGGAATTAAGCCTAGAAAATCAACTGGGGCTGACTCTCAACTGATTGCAGCAACGATGGTGTTCTTTGACTTGGTTGCTGGAGACTATATCCAGATTGCTTGGAGACCGTCAGACATAGGTGTTTCGTTCGAGCATTTTGCGGCTGTGGCTGCATCTCCTGGTGTAACTCCTGCCATACCAGAGACACCAACTGCTTTTGTTACTGTGCAGTACATTGCGCCTTATGTGTATTCCAATGTTTATGTAGAGTCCCAAACGAAGGGAAGTGCTGTTATTTCCCACTTTGCTAACGCAACGGCAAATAAAACTTACGCTTACATTTTGATAGGATAGAGCATGGCAATAATCCTTCCGTCGATCATTCCTGGTTCTGGCGGCACATTTACTCCTCCGCCAACAAGCCCCACGCCTGCTGCGCCAACCAATGTTCTCGGCAGCCTCCCAGAGTTAAGAAGTGGTGGCGCTGCTGGATCAAATATTGATCCTGCTCTTAGGCCGTACCTTGGTCTTGGACTGCAAAGAGCGGAGCAACTATTCTTTGGGCAACAACCAAGTTTCTACCCTGGGCAAACTTATGTTTCCCCGAGCCAACAAACGTTAGATGCTCTAGCGGCTCAAGAAGAACTTGCTCGTGCCGCACCGCAACAACTTCAAGCCGCACAACAGGCATTTAATCAGGCTGTTGGGCAAACTGGGTACACGGCTGCTGGCGGATTCTTGGGTTCAAATCCTTTCTTGCAGGGCGCTATCGAATCAGCGACTAGACCTGTAATGACCCAATTCCAAGAGCAGACGCTTCCTGGGATTCAATCGGCTTTTTCTGCCGCTGGTCGTTATGGTTCTGGGGCGCAAGCCAGAGCAATAGGCCAGGCTCAAGAAGCTGCCGCAAGAGCAATTGGTGACATTTCTGCACAAATGTCTGCCGCTGACTATTCTCGTGAGCGTCAAATCCAACAGCAGGCAATTGGTCAGCAAGTAGCCCAAGCGCAAATTGCTCCTCAGATATTTGCACAACAGTTCTTGCCGTCACAGCAATTGTCTCAAGTTGGCGCTGCTAGGGAAGCGCTTGCACAACTTCCTTTGCAAGAGGCGATCAACAGATTCCAATTCCAACAGCAACTCCCATATAACCAATTGCAGACATTCTTGTCTGGTGTTTATGGAAACCCGATGGCTGGATCTATTCTTCCTCCACAGGTTGCTGCACAGCCAAATAGAATCGGTACGGCCCTTGGCGGGGCGGCTCTTGGTGGAAGTATCGCCAACCTAATTGGTGGTAGCCAAGGATTGTTTGGATTTACGCCACAGCAAACCGCTTTGGGTGGTGCTGCTCTTGGTGGCCTTCTCGGAGGATTCCTATGACCCCCACAGAGATTATTGTTGCTGATGCACTAGAAAGAGAACTTGACCCCAATGAGTTGTTGCAGACTATCTCTGAGATGTTGAAAGCAGAGCAAGCTCTCATGGTCAAGAAAAACGATTCTGTGCTTATTCTTGAGAAAATCGGTGAAGGCAATGTTGCGCTTCATTTGTTTACTGAAGATCAGCCAATGACTCTGGTCAAGTCGGTGAAGTTCTTTATTGAAAAGATTAGGGCTTCGGACATAAGGGCTGTATATGGACTTGCAGACAACGAGCAAATAGTCAAATTACTTGTTTCGCTTGGGGTTCCTGTTCAAAACTCTGATGACCCCAACTACAACTGGATGGCAGTAGTATGAGATACGACCATTTTTCAATGCTCCCAGAGCTGGCTTTCCAGCCGAGGGGCCGCTATGGAATGACCCTAGAGGGTGGTGGCGGTGGGTTTGTTGGGAAAATAATCAAACAAACTACCAATGCCATTGGCGATGTCATCGATGTTTTTGAAGACGCTGTTAAAGACACGGTCGATTTCGTCAAAGATGTCGGCAGAGACATTGATGACTTTGTAAACGAAGAAATCCCTGGTGGTTGGGCTACTGCTGCGGCTGTTGCTGGCGGGACATACTATCTAACAAACGCAGCCGGAGCCTCTACTGCGGCAGGAGGCGGGGTAGGTGGCGTTAGTGGCGGAACTGGGCTTGCCTCACAGATTGGAACTACTGGTGGGCTTGCTGGCGGTGTTCAAGGCGGGACTGGTCTGCTTTATGGAACCCCTGCCGCTGGATTTACTGCGACTGGTGCTGGTGCTCCAGGTCTTGCCGCTATGGGTGGTGGTACTGGTTTATTGGCGACGGTTCCTGGTGGGGTGATTGGTGCTACAGGATTTACCCCTGCCGCTGCTGTCCCCATCCTTGGTTCCCCGAGTTCGTTTATCAACAACCCGACGCTTCTTGGTAAGCCTGTAATCGGTGGTAATCCAGCGATTGCTGCGCCTTCTATTTCTGATGTTCTAAAGAGTGCGAATTTGGCGAGAAGTCTTTTTGGGAACAGGCCGACACAACAACAAGTTCCGTTGCCTACGCAACAACAAAGACTTGCAAGTCAGTTGAGTGGTACTGGAGTCGATTTGCTTTCTATCCCACAAATAGCCGCAAGACGAGCTGAGATTTCTTCTTTGTTTAATCCTTTGGCTTCCGCATCTCCTGTTTTTGACCCCGTTACTGGGCAACAGGTAGACCAATTTAACTCATTGTTAGGGTAAGTAATGGACGAGTTACTAGCGAGTATTCTTTCGCCTGAGCAACAGGCAATGGCGCAACAGAGAGCGCAACAAAATCTGTTGCTAAACCTTGGGTTTGGGCTTCTGGGTGCTTCTCAGGGACAGGTTGGTCAACCTCGACCTTCTTTTGGGCAGATAGCCGCACAAGTAGGCCCACAGGCTATGCAAGCCTATCAAGGGTCGTTTGACCAGACTC